AAAAGATTATATCTATAACCATCAACATTTACATCATTAATACTTTGATAGGGGTATAAATCATATATGATTTCATTATTAAGGTCTTCTTCAGTTATTGGAATAAAAACTGAAACCTTTACGTTTGGAACACCATATCCACCGTTGGCAAGAACACGACCAACAATTACACCATAGTCCGCACACATTCTTGTGTAGACATCTTCACCCCTAACTTTTAAAGATAAAATCTCTAATTGGTCAAAGTCTTGTTCTAATTGTATGTTAACTTGTCTATCAACACCGACCTCAGTACGTATTCTATAAGTTTTGGACATTCCTTTTACTTTCTTTCATAAATAGTTTATACACTATTTTATAATAGTAGTTAAAGAATGAATAAAATAAATTATCAAGAGAAGTTTGTTGTCTGGTAATTTTTAACTCTTACCGTAATATCTTTAGTTGGGAAATGGACTTGGTAAATCTGATTTGGTTCTGCAAATATTGTGTTGTCCACTAAAGAAATTTTCTTTGTTGCCGCATCTGAATAAGGCATTGCTGTTTGTGCCGAACTATATTGACCACCAACTTTGTTAAATACTGAAATGTCAGTAACACTTAATACACCATTTTCTGCTTGTAATATTCTATTCAATTCAGATAATACAATATTTTCACCCAAACCTCTTACAGTAGGACTAAAGAATGTGGTGACTCTATCCACAATGTTTGAAATAACAACTCCTTGGTTTTGTGTAGCATCTAAAACAACTGAAATGTCTAACGCCAAATCAATTACTTCTGCACTTCCAATAACAACATAATCATTAATCATTCTATAATTTGACAAATATTCCGCCAAATTTTTCTTCATAGTTTGTGAAACTTCAGATGTTAAATTACCTGTAGCATCATATGATAATACATTGATATTAATTTTATTATTGTTTTCAGTAATAGATACTTTGGCAGGTGCTCCAAATTGACCCGGCATATTTCTTATAATCGCTTCGTAGTCATGTATTGTAACCGCTCTGTTTTGTGCTGCAAAGTTAAACGTTACATAATTTCTAACTTCTTCAGTTGATGGATATCCTGCTCCACCAATCGCGGCCGTTACGTTATTACAAGCTAATGAATTAATTACAGAATTATTTATAATATCAGAAGGTCCATTAACAAAGAAATCAACAGAACCAATTTGTGTAATAACATTAACACCTAAGTTTGTACCTTGTCCACCACCAATTCTATATTGTATAAACATTGTTGTATTTGCTTGTGGAGCATTACCCAATGACATTGAATTGTTTTGGTATCTTTGAATCTTTAACGGTACATCAAGTGCTGTAAACTCTCTAAGTTGGTCTTCAGCAGTATTTGTTCCTCCACCAAAAGTAAGTTTTATAAAACCTTCAGGTGTGTATTCTGTAATAAATCTATCTTGTGTTTGTATATATCTTCCAACTTTAATTGCTGGGTCATCTGATGGTTTTGTAGGGTCCTCAATAAAAACTCTATCTTCAGCAAGTGCCGATACTTCATACCATCTACCTTGCACACCTAAAAATTCTTGTGCCGTTGGTACGTTAGAATAAGATGTACCATCTCTTTGAATTATTGATGTGACTCCTAAAACATTTTTTTCAGGTAAGAAAAATTCAAAGAAAGGTCTAACATCATTTGGAGTTATAACTCTTTTGAATACCTTTGTAATACCATTTACTACAGTTTCTCTTTTAGTGATTGTGTAGTTTATTAAGTTGTTGTTGGCATCAAAATTTGGTATCTTTAATCTATTTGGTATACCATCAGCATTAAATGGTGATGCGAAATCAATATCATATATTGTTTCAAATACTTGACCTGAACCTTGAACTTGACTTCCACGTCTTAATGTTCCCAAATATCTTTCATCTTCTTTATCACCAAATGCCGGAACTGTAATTGAAAAATCAACCAAAGCTACAGATGGTCTTTGACCAGGAATTTTTAATCCATACGTTCTTGCAATGTTATAGATTGATGAACGTTGTTGTGCATATTGAAGAACTGTTTCTTGAATACTTCTATCTATATGATAATGTAAATTGTCGGCTACGGCTGCGTTTAAATCCAAGAATACAGAAAAAACTGAAGCATCATTGAAGTTATCAATCAATTCTGGATAATAAGTTTTTGTGTAATTAATTAATTCCTGACGAATTGCTTGGAAATCCCTTACGGTATATGATATTCTTCTTTGAGCCATTTATGTTAAATATTAAGTATTATAAAATCTTTTGAATTAAAAACGTCATTAGTTATAGAATAATCAATTCTTACCGTAGCTGTATACTCAGTAACATCTTGATTTGTCATTTGTAGTTGTGGATTAATAACATTTCCTGCTGTTGTTACAGTTGCTCCAGCCGCTTCACCAGTTGGTGCAGATATATTAATATTTGTTAATTGTAGTTGAGGCATAAATTTCTCAACAGAATCTCTTATTTCAGATTCAATGTTTTTAAAAGTTGGTCCATCCAAAGGTTCAAAAATGTATTCCAACAATCCAGTACCAAAATCAGGTAAAAAATATCTTGTACCTTTTCTTGTTAATAACAAGTGAATCAAATTACTCCTAATTTCTTCCGCAGGGTAATCTGAAAGGTCCAAATACTTACCATTATACGATTCTACGAAAGGAAAAGTTAATCCATATGTTTTACCATCAGCCATTATCTATAAATATAGTTGTATTTCCTTTTTTGTATTTAGGAAAATAAGGACAATGTCTACAACCTGAACCACAACAAGAACCTCTTTCCAAATGAAATTCTTCGGTAAAGACATATTTTCCATCTTCAATATAAAATGAAGAAGGGAGAAGTATTACCTTCTCCCCTCCATTTTTATCGTTATTATTAATATTACTTGATTTCACAAGCTCCACCAGCACAAGCCAATTCACCACTCAAATCTGTGTTGTCTTGTAATTCAACAACTTTTGATAAGTCAATTGTGTGAAGTTTAGCGAATAATCTTTCATATTCTTCTTTTGTACAGTCTTCAAATGGTGCTTGAATGTAACTTCCGCCATCGTGAGGTAATACAGATAAACCATTGTAGAAGTCACGGTTTTCCCACATCCACTCACCTGCCAATTCCCAATCTTCGTTTTTCAAACTGATTGTTGCTGATACGTTGTGTGTGTTTGAACCAGTTCTGTGACCAGGTCTTACCCACTCTTGTGTGATTTTCTTAACACGGTCCAACAATTGGAATGGAGATTCTGTTCTCAAAATTGCTCCTTCAGGAGATTTTTGTGGAACTGAAATAACTGCCGTGTCGTGTGGACGGAAGAATTCATCTTCAACCAACTCAGGGTGATACATTGCCAAGTATTGGTAAATTGCTTCGTTCTTACCAACACGGATTCTACGAAGGTAATAATCGTTGTGCCATGCGTGGATACCTGAAGATGTTCCCAATGTCAAAGATGTTGTCCCTGCTGGTTTTACGGTAGTTGTACGAGCCGACTTGTTAATACCAATCAACTCAGCAACTCTTGCGTTTTCTTCTTTAACAAGTTTAGCCGCTTCTTTCATGTTATAACCCAATACAACACCTGAACCGATACCTGTCATAGATACACCAATCAACGCTTCCTTTTCAGTTGTACGTTTCCATACGTCTCTCAAGTAATGGAAATCAGTATAACCTGCTTGAAGTGTTCCAATGAAAGTCGCCGCTTTAACACGGTTATTCAAATCTTCTTGTGATTCAATGTCAGAAACATTTACCTCACATAAGTTACAGAATTGGTTTGGTCTCAATGCTATCTCACAACATGGATTAGTACCCCAATCTTTATCATTGGTGAAATAGATTCCAGGTTCACCTGCTCCTGATGCTTCAACCCTTTTCCACAAGTCCATGAAGAAATCTTTTGTAATTTTATGTCTAACCAAAGCCGCTGAATTGTTAGCCCTACCTCTTTGTGGATTTGTTTCCCACCAAGAACCTGATTTACAAGCAATCATCTCGTTGTCATCAGCTGAGAATAAAGAAATCAAAGCCGCCCTACGAATACCACCAGCAAGAACTGCGTCTGCAATGTGACATATCATATCGTGAACTTCAATTGATGATAATTTTTGACCATCTTCTTTTGCGTCCAACATACCTTTCAATTTGTGAATACAATCTTTCAAAGGTTGAGGACCCGGTGCCTTACCACCTGATGTTACAAGTTGTGCCCCCTTTGGTCTAACGTCTGAAAAATCAAACTCAGGTGTTGACAAATGCTCACCAAAGTAAGATTTCATTAACACTTTAATTGCATCAGCCCATCCTTCAATAGAATCCCCAACCAAGAATCTTCTTGTTCTATTTGGGTTAGGTTTTCTAATTTCAGGAAGTTTTTCTACGTGATGTTTTTGAACTGAATATCCTACTCCAGTTCCACCTAATAACAAGAACATTGTTTCTGAAAATGCGTCCAAGTGGTCAATAGGAAGGTAAGCACAGTTGTAGATTCTGTTTGGAGAAATCTCAATTGGTTTACCACCAAATTGCATTGACCTCATTGAAGGTAATACTTTTTTAGTATACACATAATGATACACGTCCACAATCTCACTTGCAATGTGGGGGTATTTCTTAATGTGCATATTCATGTTTCTTGTTACAAGCTCTTCCCAAGTTTCTCTTCTTTCCAACTCAGGAATAAATTTTGAATACTTCATGTGAACCGTTAGGTCCGACAATATCTTTTGTGATGCGTCCATTTTATTTAAAATACTATTTTTTTTTATTAATTAAAGTTATTTGGTTGTTGTACTCGCTCTTTTCTTTTCTCCATAAGTTCTTTGATTCTATCTCTGTTTTTCTCTTCTTTCTTTTCTTCAAATCCTAAGAAGGTAACAGAACTTTCAGTATCAATTTCCAACAATTCGTTGTTGAACTTACAGTTTTCAAAGATAACCCCATCTTTACCCACACGAGACTTGGTAATTGCGATGGTTGCTAAATTCATTTCTTTTTGTTGTAAAGTTTTAGCCACGGAAATGATAACGTGTCCAACTTGTGCCTTTTTAATAGAACCACCCATTTGGTCGGTGGTTACAACCTCAGAAGATATAGAGCTTCTGTTACCCTGTGTTGCGGTCCATCCCACTACGCCAAGTTCATGACACATAGCTTCGTAACCTCTCATAACGGAACCCTCACTTTTCCACTCATCACCCATATTTCTGTCAGGTACAATACAATCAATATAATCTAAAACAATCATATCAATCTTGTGTCCATCAGCAACCATCTTTCTAATCATGTTCTTAATTTGAGTCATTGTAAATTGGTCTGAAGGTAGTTTTTTCAAGAACAATTTGTTGGTCATTTCTTCTTTGACCTGACGTGCTTTTTCAAGAACTTCTTCACGGTGTAATGGGAGTTCATCAGGTGGTATACCTGTCCACATTGTGAAGTGTTTACGTTGGATTACTTTTGGGTTGTCCTCAAAAAATAACTGAAGAACATTGTAACCATTATTAAATGCTGAGTTAGCAATTTTTGAAAGGACTGTAGTTTTTCCTACACCAGTTGGTGCCAAGATTACACCCAATTCACCTTTTGCCAATCCACCTTTTAATAACTTATCAATGCCAGTAATTCCCATTGGAATTGGATGACGGAAATCTTCGTTCAAAACATCTTCCAAGTTTTGGAAAACATCTTCAATCTTGTTTCCATTTTCTCCTACTTGGAGAGCACTTCTTACGAGTTCTTCAAGTTTGTCATAGTTTTCAAATTCTCCACTATCAAGTATTTTTTGTGATTTGGTGATTGCCTTTTGAAGCTCTTGTTGTTTACAGAACTTCAATGATTTTTCTTGTACAAACGATGCTCCTTCAGTAGACGCAGTTTGTATCTGTTTGATAGTGTCGTTTAGAATTTTCAACATCAACTCTTGTGGAAACTCACTTTTCACCATTTGTGAAAGTGTTTCGTATGATGGAGTACAATCGTATTTTACATAGTACTCCTTCACCAATTGGAGAAGTGTTTTGAAATATTTGTTTTCAAAGTGTGAGGGTTCAATTACATCAATGATAGAATGTGAGAAGTCCTTATCTAAGATAATCTGATTTAATAATTGTAGTTGAAACGTGTTACCTAGATACTCAAAATTCTTGTTTGACATAATTAAAATTCCCTTGTTAGTTTTGATAAATACTATTAGATTAAGCTATAAGTCATATAACTTGTAACAAATTTTTCGTCTGAAAAAATGTCAGTTAAGTCCTTCAATACACTTTTTACTTGCTGGCGTATGTCTACGGTGTATCTTATTTTAGGTGGGAACAATTTAGCGTCCAAAATTCTATGACAAATTGTCTGTTCTCCTACCTTTATTAAAAAGTTAAATGTTTCTGGACCCTCAGTATTTGACGTTTGCAAGATACTTGGGTTCTCCAAAATTTCGTCTTTGTTCTCCAAAAGGTATACAACCGAACGCATCTTTTGGCCGTACTCAAACCCGTCTACAAAGTCTTTTAAATACTGATACAATTCCATAGAACTGCGAGCTTGTGGATTGTAATCTCTTACGTTAAAGTAACGTTGGATTACGATGTTGTTGTTCAAGGTAATCAAGAACTCCATTTTAATTACATCTGTTTCTTTCATAATTTTTTTATTTTTCTATTTGTTGTTTGTGTTGTCTTTTTTCTTTTCTTGTCAATTTCATCAAAGGTCGTATAAATTTTATAAATTCATCATCACTCTTACCGAGATATTTGAAGAATCCATCTTCTGTCATCATACGAATTAGATTTTTGTAACCCCTACCTTCAGGGTCTAAAGTGTCGGCATAATATTGTTCAACAAGTACCCTACCTTCGTCAGAAATAAGTGGATTTTGTAAGTCCACGATTTTTTTGTTTGTTTGGTAGAATGATTCTCCGAATTCTCCGTCTTTTGTTTTTCCACTTACAATATTTTTTAAAGTTGTGTTTTTTTTGTCTTGTTCTAAAAGTTCTTCAGCCTTTGTTAAAATATGGTTAAAAGTTACCATAGAATCAAGTATCTCAGGAAAGTATTTCACAATGGTCTTTTCACCCAACCTTAATATACCACTAATGTTATCTGATTTATCACCAGTTAATATCTTAAGAGTCAATACGTTATAGTGTGGAAATTCAGTATCACCAAATTTAACTTTATCACCATTTTTAAATGTGACTTTGGAAATTGGTGAGTAGATTGATGTATGTTTATCAATCAGTTGGAAGTAATCTTTATCTGCCGATAATATTGTTTTTGATTCTTCTTTCGCAATCTGACAATAGTAGGCTATTAAATCATCCGCCTCACATTCAGTTGCTCTTACCTGACGAACAAAACATTCTTCAAGGTATTCTTTTACTCTTTCTTTTTGGATATGGTATGACTCAAGTTTAAACTCGTTCATACTCTGTCTACGGTTTAACTTGTAGTTAGGATATAATTTACGTCTAACGGCAGAGTTGTCGTCACCGTCCCAAAAGACAATAATTTTGTCGTAGTTGTGTTCATCAATTTGTTTTCTGAGGGTATTGATAAAATGAAAGACACCCCCGATATGGTTTCCTTCCACGAAGAGGTCTCTGACCCCATGGAATCCGATTTTAAATAGGTTATCACCATCTACTAAGAGTGTCTTCACAATTTATTGTTTATACTGTTTCACTTTCTTTTTCCTCAAACAAGCTGAAATCTCCGTCAGCCCCAATAATTTCTTTCCAATACTCAGCGTTTTCTTTCTTGTATTGTTCAATAGATACTTTCTCTTCCGCAGCATCTTTTCCTGCCAAGAATCCGTGTGGTGTTACGATGATTTTTCCATCCTCATAACCCAAACCATTGATGTGGTTTTTCATAACAGAAACTTTAGTACGGATTGCAAACTTAACAGTTCTTTTGTCTTTTGTTGCAGAAATTTTGTTTGTTCCCGCACCTTTTTGATTACCAAACAAGAATACCAAAGATGAGTTTAACCAAATCGCCTCACCACCTTTTGCTTTAATCTTTGGTTGTCCAAATGGATTGTCAGGAAGTTCAACCCAAGGTTGGTTAACAATAACTAAACTGTTTTCGTATTTTGAATCAGATTTACGAGAACCTGAAATACGTTGGTTGATACCCATACCAATTTTGTCGGCAAGAACCGCGGCGTTGTGTTGTTTACCACCTTTACCTTCGTAAGTCATCTTACAAGGAACCGAACCTACAGAATCCCAAAGGAATAATAAATCATATTCCAATTCACCTTTTTCTTGAGCATCCAACAAACTATTAATATAATCCGTAATTTGTTCAATGTAAGAAAAGTTGTTGTTGAAAATAAAAAATCCATCCCAATCCAACTCACCTGTTTCGGGGTCAACCACTTCGTCACAATCAAAACCCATAAGTCTTGCGTGTTCAAAACTCCACTTCTGTTCGGTAATAATGAACACGGGAAGAATATTTTGTTTCTGAGCCGATACGGCCGCTTTTACGAGACCCGTTGTCTTACCTGTATCAGAGTGACCCAAGAACATGTTCAAGTGTCCTATGGCGGGTCCTGGTAGTCCTACAGCGTCCAAGAAATCTTTACCCAAGTCAAAGTATCTTTGTGGTTTATACTTCGCCGAAGTTGAGAATTTCTTCTTTACTGAATTAAAATCGTTTTTCTTGATTGCCATGTGTGTTATAAATTAATCATGTATGGTACCATACAAGATACCATACATGATGTTTTGTTTTATTAGAACGGTAAGTCCTCAGCAGGTTCGTCAAATAATTGTGGGTCTGCAGGAGCCGCAGGTGCTGATTTAGAACCACCCATCATCATATCTCCTGAATCACTATACAAGTATTTACCTGTTTCACTATCCCAACGAGGTTCTTCACCACGAGAGATTGCTTCCAAATATTCTACAGGTTTCTTAGAGTAAACATCATTCCATGTCAACTCATCCGCCAACCACTCTTCCATAACCTTAGCGGTCTCGTGAAGAGGTGCTGGGTCATCGTGCATAATAGTTTGGATTGTTGTGTAATCTTTTCCACCAGGAGTTTTAGATTTAACCAACTGTACAATAAGGTCTCTACCTTTTTGTGAATCAGTTACATCACCTTTCTGTCTCCAAATTGGAATAATTTTGTCAAGAATACCATCATTCTTGTAATTGTGTTTGAAACGCCAAAACTTTACACCTTCGTCTTCAGCATCACGGTCAATAACCTTTACGATGTAAAATTTACGAGATTTGTATTGTTTAGCCAATTCTTTGTCTGACTCTTTGCCGGTAGACATCAACTCATCGTGAACCTCATTCAAAGGTGAACGCTCATTGTCATTTTTACCTGGGTCATAGAATTTTTGCCATTTACCACCCACTTGTAATTCATGGTACCAAACCTCTTTGAAAGGTGAAGAACCATCGGGTGTAGGAAGGATACGTACTCTACGTTGTCCTTGAGATTGCCCTTGTGGAAGAATACAAGCAAAATACTTTTTCATTCTTTCCTCTTGGGACATTCGGTTAGAGTCTCCGAAAGACTGTGTGTTTTTTTCGTACTGTGAAAGTACTGCGTCAAGTGAACTCATCATGTTTTTTGTTTAATTAGATTGTTTGTTTATAAATTATAGTTGTTTTTTTTCCGTTCGTCAAATTGTTTCGCCAAATAAAAAAGGGCCACAACGTGACCCCTTTAATATAGTAAAAAGTTATTAAAAATCAATTCATTTTAAAAGATGTTCCTGTTGGTTCTGCACCATACATATCAAACGATTTTTTAATATCTGAAGGTACAATGTCTTCAACCTCATCTGAAGTTAATACATATTCATTCTTTCCTGATTTTTGCATATCATCTTGTTTGTCATCAAAAAAACTTGAAAGTTTTTGGTTGAATGGTCCACTATCAAGACTTCTCAATTCTAATTTTTCTTGCGCTGTTTTTGGTCTGTACTGTTCAATCTTTTCTTCCATTGAATTCAATTTGTTAAACACATCATCCATAGCATTTAACTTGGTTTGTAATCCTTCAATTTGTTTGAACATCATGTCAAAATATTCTTGTTGTTTGCTTTCAACATTCTTTTGTGAATTAACTAAATCAGTAATATCCAATTCCTCAGAACTACTTTCACTTTCTTCACTTTTACCATCACCATCAATTTTTTCAACTTCAGTGTCAGTTGTTGTATCAATAACTTCAGGAGCCGCTGGTGGTGCCGATAATGTTGGGTCTCCACCAGGTGCTGCCGCAGGAGCCGCTGCTGGGTCAACAGGTGCTGCCGGGTCCGCAGGTGGTGTGGGTAAATCACCCAAAGCATCTTGTTCTACAATATACTTATTAATAGAATTGTGTCTTTTAATTTCTTCAATAATTTTTTTATCAATCGCCATTTTCTTAACCATTTAATAATTGTTTAACACCTTGTGGTGTTTCAACTTGAACTCTTTTATTTGTTCTTATTGTGTTATCAACTCTTTCAATAAGACCATCTCTGTCTCTAACTGTATAGCAATTACCAGTATCTAAATCACATACTTCGGTAAATCCATTTCCGGCATTTTTTTCTGTGTATCTTGTGTTTTTACCAAGATAATTGTCTAAATGTTGTTTAATATTCATAACTATAGTTTCTTAATAAATATCATTTAAAATTAACAAGTTTATATTTGGCTAATAATTCAACCACATTTTCAGCCTCCTTTTTAAAAGTGTCGTACATGTTTTTATTTGAATCAACCCATTTATTCCATTGTTCATCTGTTTGAAATCTATTTTGTGGCCAATATTTAGTCCATATTGATATCATATTATCAATGTAATCTTTTTTTGTATTCCAAACTAATGAACCGGTATTTCCAGTTGTTACTAATGGTGCAAATAACAAACTTTTAGATAAAACTTGTTCATTAACGTAATAGTCATTAATAAATTTAACTGAATTTGTAAATGATTCACCAGATGTAGTTGTTGTAAATACCGCAGTTGGTTGTCCATACCCATTTTGATTAACTTTACAACCAAATTGTTTTTGGAAATATTTTTCTCTTCCACCATAACTAATTTGTTGTGGGAAACTACCACCACCTAATAGTGTGTTACCTAAATCATAATTGTATGTATATACAGAATTGTCATCGTGACCATTGACATACGCAGTATATAAAATCATAGCTCTTGCTGGACCTAAAGTAGTATTATCTCTAATTATTTTTGCTAAATCAGCAAATGATATTGATTGTTGTGTATTTTCAATTCCAAGAAAGTTTTGATATTTAGGATTTGTTGATAACATATCTGCTTGACATTGTGATGGAAATGCTGAAGAATACACAACATTAGTCTGAATACCATTACCAATAGTAATAACATTTATTGTTGGTTGTGTTGAAGCGACTTCAGTTTCTTTTTGTCTTTT